TTGTGATGAATATCAGCCGTTAGAGTTCGGTGGCAAAGAGATCGATCACGGTTTGAAATGGGATAAGGATAAACCCGATACCGTAGCGTATCTTTGCAGGGAATGTTCATCGCTGTTCTCGCAAAAAGACTATTTGTCAGTCTGGAATCGTGGCGTATGGCGAACAGATTCGGGCGAATACATAGACGAAAACGCATTTTTCAGGTCACCAAATGGCGATCAGCTCGATCCGCCGCTATCAATAGCGTTCCATATTTGGACTGCTTACTCATCGATGACATCATGGGCGCAGATTATCCGCGAGTTTTTAGCGGCTAAAGGCGACCCAAACAAGTTGAAAACGTTTATCAATACCACGCTCGGCGAAACGTGGGAAGAAGAGGCCGAGAAACTCGATCACGATTATCTTTTGCATCGTCGAGAATTTTATCCGGCCACCGTGCCGGATGGTGTTTGCGCGCTGGTTGCCGGCGTTGATGTTCAGAATGATCGTATCGAATGCGAGGTGATTGGGTACGGGCGCAACTATGAATCTTGGGGTATAGAGTACCGGATACTCCGTGGTGATCCGGCGCAGGATGACGTGTGGAACGATCTTGATAGCTTGCTGCGTGCGACATTCGAAAATTCATTCGGAATGAAGTTTCGCATAACAGCGGCGGGAATAGACACTGGCGGAACCCACACGCAGAAAGCCTATCGATTCTGTAAGTCTCGATATAACCGCAACATCTATGCGTTAAAGGGCGCGTCAGTAAGCGGTAAGCCTATCGCGCCCAAATTGCCGACAAAAAACAATGCGGCGAAGGTTCCATTGTTCGTCATCGGCACGGACACAGCGAAGCATCACATATATGGCAATCTGAAAATCCATGAGGTCGGTCCTGGGTTTTGCCATTTTCCAAGAGAGTACACCGAAGGATATTTTCAGCAGTTGACCTCAGAGGTCATCCGTACCGGTAAGTTTTTCCTTCCGAGCGGAAGGCGCAACGAGGTGCTTGATTGCCGAGTGTACGCACTGGCCGCACTGGAAATCAGGGGATTAAATCTCGATCGCCTAGCTGATGAATTAGAAAACATGGTTACAGAAATCAAAACCGAATCGATGAAAAATCCGAAACGACGAGATCGCCGCGTTTATAGTTCCGGGGTGTCAGCATAATGGCCGGGATTACCTTGGCTAATGCTGAAGCGCAGCTTCAACTTTGGCTCACTGCGAGCGAAAAGGTTGCATCAGGGCAGGAGTACCGCATGGGCGATCGGTGGCTTCGGCGGTCCGATGCCGATCACATCCAAAGCATGATTGAGTTTTGGGATAGTCGTGCACAAAAACTATCTCGCGCGTCAGGATTGAGAATCAGAAAGGCGGTTCCACTTGGGTAACAGTCTCGCAAAGCCGCGCTGGTCGAATCTTTACCTTCCGCGCGATATCGCAATGGACATTGCGCGCGAAAGAATGAGCGCGTTAGCTGGCGCCTATTCGGGTGCTAGCCGGTCGCGTCGGGAAATTTCCGAATGGACTGTAAGCGGTGGCGATGCTGACGCGGACCTTCTTTGGGATCTGCCTGTTTTGCGTGAGCGATCACGCGACTTGGAGCGAAATAACCCTCTGGCCGCAGGTGCTTTCAATACAAAAGTGACATCCATTGTTGGCGCCGGAATCGTTCCTCAGTCGCAGATTGACTTTGATCTCCTTGGGCTTTCAAAGGAAGAGTCCAAGCTAAAAGAGCAGGAAATAGAACGCGAGTTCTGGCTTCATGCTGGTTCACGCGAGTTCGATGCCGGGCGCAGGCTGTCTTTTTTGCGCATGCAGGATGTTGCGCTGAGGTCTCATTTCGTCAACGGTGATTCATTCGCGGTTCGATCATTCTTTGCTCGACCTGGGAGCCCATACGCAACCAAATGGCAATTGCTAGAGGCTGACCAGGTATGCAATAAAGATAACGTGCGCGACACGCGCGAATTGTCAGCAGGCGTAAAGCGGGATGTTGATACGGGAGCGCCAAACGCCTACCAGATCAAAACTGTTCATCCTGGTAGTGATTCGGGCTACTCGTCAACCTGGCGAGAAATACCAGCCTTCGATAGTGATGGCCGGCCGAATGTACTCCATATAATGCGCATGACGCGGATCGGGCAGACGCGCGGCGTTCCTGACCTTGCGCCGGTCATCGAGGCGTTCAAGCAGCTCGGCAGATATACCGAAGCTGAACTGATGGCTGCGGTTGTATCTGGAATGTTTACCGTGTTCGTAAAATCTGAATCCGGTGATGCAAGCCTGGAGGAAATGCTCGATTCTGGTGAAGCACCATCGAAAAACAACGAATTAAGACTCGGTAATGGCGCTATTGTTGGGTTGGCGTCCAATGAAAGCATCGATACAGCCAATCCTGGGCGCCCGAATGAGTCATTCGATCCGTTTATCCAGTCTATTCTTAGGCAAATTGGCGTAGCTCTCGAATTACCATTCGAGATCGTCATCAAGCATTTTACATCCAGTTTTGCGGCTTCAAGAGCGGCATTACTCGAAGCATGGCGCTACTTTATGGCTCGCCGCGCATGGTTATCTGAAATCTTTTGTCAGCCGATTTACGAAGCACTTCTCGAAGAGGCGGTGGCGCGTGGCCGGATCGTCGCTCCGGGTTTTCTTGAAGATCCGGCGATTAGACGTGCTTATTGTCGCGCTGCATGGGTAGGGCCGGCGCAAGGTCAAATCGATCCGACTAAGGAGACAAACGCAGCCGAAAAGCGGCTTGCATTGCGTATATCGACTCGTCAAGAGGAATGCGCAGCGCTTACCGGTGGCGATTGGGACGCGAAAATAAATCAGATTCAATATGAAGAGTCGATTTTAAGAGAGATTGGCCCGCTGACAGAGGCAACAGAAGCGACAGCAGAACCGGAAGACGAAGACGAAGATGACAATTAAAACGCTAGATATGCTCGTTAATGGCCGTCCGTGGGCGATCACGCCGGATATGTTCGACACAATCCGGGAAATTGCAGAACGAAGAAACGATATTGATGCTGTTATGGCTAAGATTGGCGAGCCATTGCAACATACCAGGAATGTCGTGATGCGTGACAGTACGGCCATTATTCCGATTGAAGGACCGATTTTCCCGAAAGCAAACCTTTTTACTGAGATTTCGGGAGCAACATCGATTGAAATACTGGCGCTTGAATACAACAAGGCTTTATTGGATAACGATGTCGAGAACATCATCATTGATATCTATTCGCCTGGCGGGAATGTCGTCGGAATCAATGAGTTTTCTAATATGGTTCGTGATTCCGAGAAACCTGTTGTCGCTTACGTTGGCGGAATAGCGGCATCGGCTGCTTATTGGATCGCAAGTGCAGCGGACAAAATTGTAATCGACAAGACGGCTGAGCTTGGCAGTATTGGAACTGTTATGACAGTGTTTCGGGAATCGGATGATGATGAAATACAGATCGTTTCAAGCCAATCGCCGGACAAGCGCCCGGATGCGGCCACGGATGAGGGAAGGACTGTTTTACAAGCCAACGTCGATGATCTTGCGCAAGTCTTTGTGGAAACGATAGCCGAGAACAGGGGTCTTGATGTTGATCATATCATTAGCGGAAGAGGCCGGCTTTTTGTCGGCAAAAACGCGATCGATTTTGGCCTGGCGGACGAAATTGGTTCGCTGGAATCAGTAATTGCCGGGTTATCCGGTGCAACCACTAGCAGATTAGGAGCAATAGCTATGACTGGGAAAAAAACCGAGACGGCACAGGAAACACCGGCTCTTACCATTGAATCAGTGAGGAATGATCATCCTGATATTTACACTGCCATCTATGAAAGTGGCGTGAGCGACGCCAAGGCTGATCTGGATGCTGCCGTCGTCGAGGCCAGAGAAGTGGCCGCGAAGGAAGCGCTGTCAGATATCGATCAGATCAAGGCCGAGGCCTTCACGGCAGGAGCCGAAGCCGAACGCGCCAGGATCAAAGCCGTCGAGGAGCAGCTGATTCCGGGCCACGAGGCGCTGATCAACACGCTCAAATACGACGGCGAAACGACCGGTGAACAGGCCGCTGTGCAGGTGTTGCAGGCGGTCAAACAGAAAGGCGCAACGACATTGCAATCGATCGCCGACAACGCGCCGAAGCCTATTCCACCCACGCAGGACAGCAATGGCGTTGATCCAACCGCACCACTCGAAGACCGCTGCAAGGCGGAGTGGGACAAGTCGGCGGACCTGCGCGCAGAATTCGGTGATTCGTTCGATAGCTATCTGGCATATCGGAAAAACGAACCGAATGTGACGGTTCTTAGCAGCAAGAGGTAATAAATCATGACGACTTTATCAGTAGACGCGCCGCGCGATTACGAGATCGGCGACCGCAATGAATTCCCCGTGATCGCGGCGGACATTATTTTTGAAGGTGCAGCGGTCGGTGACAACGGCTCTGGTTTCGCCAGACCATTGGTTGCAGGCGATCCCTTCAGGGGTTTTGCGGAGACGCAGGTCGACAACAGTGCCGGCGCTGCCGGAGATAAGCGCGTCCGTGTTCAGGAAATCGGTAAGGCGAAATTGGCTAT